AGCGCATACAGGGGTACAGAGAGAAAGACAGTTGGACATTAGCGAAACGTTGCGCACGTAGGGGGATTACTCCTGAACAGCTTGTGGATCGGTACGAACTACAAGACGAATGTTGCGCTATTTGCAAAAAAGAAATAGAGCTTATTGACAGTGCTATTGACCATAACCATGATACTGGCGAGTTTCGTGGGGTTTTATGCAAACAGTGCAATAGAGCGTTGGGCATGTTCAACGATAGCCCTACTGTATTGCGTAGCGCAGTAGAATACTTAGAAGCTTTTGGGAGCTACGGTGATGGCACTTAAAGCGCCGCAGAAAAGCTTGAAAGACTGGGGAGACCAGAAGTGGCGTACTAAGTCCGGTAAACCCTCCAGTAAAACCGGGGAGCGGTACCTACCGGAAAAGGCGATTAAGGCGTTGAGTCCTGCCGAGTATGCCGCCACGACGAAGGCAAAGCGGGCAGGGAAGAAGGCAGGCAAGCAGTTCGTCGCCCAGCCTAAGAGTATCGCTAAGAAAACAGCGGGGTTTAGATAATGGCATTTTCTACAGACACAACCGCGTTTAACCCAGACCTCAACGAGATATTCGAAGAGGCGTTTGAGCGTTGTGGCTTAGAACTCCGCACGGGCTACGACTTCCGTACGGCACGGCGCAGCCTGAACTTCCTGATTGGCGAATGGGCGAACCGAGGTATTAACCTGTGGACGATTGAGCAGGGCTCGATTAACTTGGTGCAAGGGGTGACTACATATGATCTACCTGATGATACCGTGGACCTTATTGAGCATGTTATTCGTACTGATTCCGGACAGGGTCCTAACCAGACTGATTTGAACATATCCCGTATCAGCGTCTCTACTTACTCGACTATCCCCAACAAGCTGGCTCAAGGGCGTCCGATTCAGGTCTGGATTAACCGTCAGTCGGGGCAAAAGGTCGGCTCAAACGCAGCAACGCCTAAGCATCCACAGATTAATGTCTGGCCTACGCCGGATCAGGGCACAGCGCTACAGCCGTACTACGTGTTCTATTACTGGCGCTTAAAGCGTATTTTTGATGCTGGTACTGGTACTAACGTGATTGATATTCCGTTCCGCTTCCAGAATTGCTTGGTGGCGGGTCTGGCGTATATGCTGGCGGTGAAGAAGCCCGAAGTAGCTCCGGACCGCGTAATGGCGTTGAAGATGATGTACGACGAGGCTTGGGAGTTGGCGGCCTCGGAAGATCGTGAAAAGGCACCGGATCGGTTGGTTCCACGTGAGTTCTTTATTGCTTAACGATGGGTAACAGGTTCAGTTCAGGTAAGAATTCGATCTCGGAATGTGATCGATGCGGATTTCGGTTTAAGCTGAAGGTCCTGAAAAAGCTTGTCATTAAGACTAAGCAGGTCACGATAAAAGTGTGCCCGACATGTTGGGAACCTGATCAGCCGCAGTTACAATTAGGTATGTACCCGGTGGACGACCCACAAGCAGTACGGGAACCACGGCCAGATAACAGTTACAGGCAGGCAGGTTATACAGGCTTGCAGCTGACGTTGAATACGGATTTTGGCGATCCATCTGGCGGCAGTCGGGTATTCCAGTGGGGTTGGGCACCGGTTGGTGGGTCAGGTGCAAATGACGCGGGGTTGACGCCGAATGCTTTGGCCCCTATCAGTGTAGTGGGCAGCGTGACAATTACTTAGGGGTTGATATGAAACACTCAGACATTAAAAAAGACAAGCCAATGATGGAAAAGGTCGCCAAGAAAGCAGTCAAAGGACACGAGATGCGTATGCACGGTGCTAAGAAGATGGCTAAGGGCGGCGTGACTTCAGAACAGATGAAGAGCATGGGTCGCAATTTGGCGCGTGTGGCTAATCAAAAATCGGGCTAATCATGGCTAAATTTTCACAAAAGCAGGGCGGCAAAGAAGTCGGCCAAGCTGCTGTTTATGCGGAGCCACATACCATGGACGGTAAAAAAGTTAAGGGCGACTTGCCTTACACAGCAGGTGCCAAAGTAATAAACGAGATGAACCCGTCAGTTGCGGGTTTGTCCAAGGGCAACTACAAAGAAACCAAGACCTCGGGTATTAAAATCCGTGGTACTGGTGCAGCAACTAAAGGTGTAATGGCTCGCGGCCCGATGGGTTAATTATGACGTATACCGAACTGTTCATTGCTGTTAAGAACTACCTGCAAAACGACTTCCCCACAAATACGTGGACGAACGTAGCAGGTACAGGCACGACCACGTCTGACGGCACTGACCAGATCGACTTGTTTATTACGCAAGCGGAAGAGCGCATCTATAACACGGTGCAGATTCCACCCCTGCGGAAAAACGTCACAGGCTTAACGACCAACGGTAATAAGTATCTCTCCTGCCCTTCCGACTTTATGTCGGTGTTTTCAATGGCGGTGATTGATGATGCTGGGATGGCTACTGAGAATTATGAGTACCTGCTTAATAAGGATGTGAACTTCATCCGGGCGGCGTACCCCAACTCGGCTGATACAGGGCTTCCTAAGTACTACGCTTTGTTTGGCCCAACAGTTACAACCGGCGTCATTACGGACGAGTTGAGCTTTATCCTTGGACCAACCCCTGACGCTGCTTACAGCGTCGAGCTGCATTACTACGCCTACCCAGAGTCGATCACAGTTGCGGCTGACGGACGCACATGGCTTGGCGACAACTACTCGCCGGTTCTGCTGTATGGCACTATGCTGGAAGCGTACATCTTCTTGAAGGGCGAGGCCGACATGCTGGCGATTTACAAAGGTAAGTTCGACGAAGCCCTTGCACAGTTGAATCGTCTGGGTACAGGTCTTGAGCGTGGTGACGCGTACCGTGATGGTCAGGCTAAGATTAAGGTGAATCCGTAATGGCGATCCAACAGGGACTCACAAACAGCTTTAAGCAAGAGATGCTTCAAGCGGGGCAGAACTTGGCGACCGACACATTGAAGATGGCGCTCTATACAGCGTTTTCTGACATCGGCCCCTTGACCACGGTGTATACCACGACGAATGAAGTAACGGGTACGGGGTACACAGCAGGTGGTGTTGTAATGACAGGCGTGACAATCAGCACACAAACAACTGGCCCAGCCGCAGGTACGGTGTACGTAGATTTTGCCAACGTGTCGTGGCCGGGGGCTAACTTTACCGCCCGTGGCGCACTGATCTACAACGTAACCCGCAGCAACAAGTCGGTAGCGGTTCTGGATTTTGGGTCTGACAAGATTTTTAGTAGCGTGAGCAACACCGTCACCATGCCAGCTAATACGGCGACGACGGCATTAATCCGTTTTCCTTAAGAGGTAGTCATGAGCACAAAAGAGAAATCCAACGTAGCCGACACCGTCGATGCTACGGTTATCACAAACAAAGGACTGCGCGAAGGTCTGGGCGCATCCGGCGTATATACCGTGGTATGTATCGGCGCTGACGGTGTTGAGAAGTGGCGTGATGAATTCCCCAATCTGGTGGTCAACTCTGGCTTGAAGCTGATGAATGACACCTTCTTCGCCGGCACTACCTACACAGCCGTTTGGTATCTGGGGTTGATCACCGGCCCCGGATCGGGCACAACATTTAATGCGGCAGATACTATGTCTTCGCACCTTGGCTGGACGGAAGATACGACTTATTCCAACGCCAACCGCCCAACAGTGACGTTTGGTTCCGCTACGCTGGCTGATCCTTCGGTGATTGCAACGACTGCAACTTCGTTCTCGATCAACGGTGCGACAACTGTGGCAGGCGCGTTTCTGACGACTGACAACACCAAGGGCGGTACAACCGGTACGCTGTTCTCAGCAAGTGACTTTACTGGCGGCGACCGTATCTTGGCCTCTGGCGATACACTGAATGTGACGTACACCTTCACTCTGGAAGCACCGTAATGGGAGTAGGGCATGGCGCTTGTTCTTGCAGATCGCGTTAGAGAGACCACGACCACAACCGGTACAGGCACAGTCACGCTTGGCGGAGCCGTCGTTGGCTTTCAGTCTTTTGCCGCTGTCGGCAACGGCAACGTCACCTATTACACCATTGCAGGTCAGGGCACTTCCGAGTGGGAAGTGGGCATCGGCACATACACATCATCTGGTACAACACTAAGCAGAGACACAGTCCTGTCTTCCTCGAACTCGGGGTCGCTGGTGACTTTCTCTGCGGGAACCAAGGATGTGTTTGTGGTGTATCCGTCCGAACGTGCTGTGTACTACAACGCCGCAAACGAGCCGCCATTTGACCCGGCGGGAACGGCAGTGGCCTTATCCATAGCTTTGGGCTGAGAACATGGCAAATCTATTTAAATCATATCCAAGCAAAAACGTCGGTACATCACCAGCGACTGTCTACACCTGCCCGGCGGCTACACAAACCACACTGATCGGCTTATCAGTCGCTAACACTTCGGCCTCACCCATTACGGCAGACGCTTATGTGACTCGCTCTGCGGTGGATTATTACTTGATCAAGTCGGGGGTGGTTCCAGTGGGCGGCACGTTGGTGATTGTGGGCGGTGAGCAGAAGGTTGTGCTGGAGCCGTCTGATGTGCTGAAGGTTGTGACTAGTGCGGCGTCGTCGGCAGATTGCTTCGCTTCGCTCTTGGAGATCACCTGATGAGCTACATAGGCTCCACCCCCACGACACAGAGCTTCATTGCTGGAACGGACTCGTTCAACGGTACGGGTGCGCAGACTGACTTCACGCTCTCGCGCTTCGTCAACTCGGTCAATGACGTGCAGGTTGTGGTCAACAATGTGGTGCAGTATCCACCGAATTACTCGGTATCAGGCAATACGCTGACCATCTCTCCGGCCCCGTCTGCTGGAACGAACAACGTCTATGTCAGATACCTGTCAACCACGTTGCAAACCTTTGCGCCTTCGCAGGGTACGGTTGGGTTAACTCAATTAAGCGCAACGGGCACACCAAGCACTTCGACGTTTTTGCGTGGTGATAATTCTTGGGCTGCTGCCGGTGCGCAGGATAATATCTTTTACGAGAATGGTCAGACGGTGACATCAAACCGTACGATTGGCAGCACAACGAATGCGATGAGTTCAGGCCCGATTACGATTGATACAGGCGTGACGGTGACGATTGATACTGGCGGCAACTGGGCGATTGTATGAGTACCTTACGAGTCACGACTATTGCAACTCAGGCTGGTGTAGAGGTCTACACGGCGAAGGCTTGGGTTAACTTTAATGGCACAGGTACGGTTGCAATTAGGGCTTCGGGTAACGTATCGAGCATTACTGACAACGGCACAGGCGACTACACCGTGAACTTTACTGTGGCTATGGTGGATGCGAATTATGCTTTATCGGTAACACCCGGAGCCGACACAACAAACGGAGCTGTTGGATACCAAAATAGTTTAACTGCACCAACCACAACGGCGTGTCGAATTGCAACAAGATTATTAAATACTACTCCCGCCCCGGCTGTTGATAGAGATTTGGTAATGGCTATATTTTTCCGTTAAACCATGAGCACACTAAGACTAACCACCATATCCAACCAGACAGGTTCCTCATCGGTTCCGTCTGAGACCGTGATTAACGGTAGTGCCAAGGCATGGGTGAACTTTAACGGTACAGGCACAGTGGCTATCCGGGCGAGTTTTAATGTAAGTTCGATTACGGATAATGGTACGGGTCAATACACAGTTAACTTTACTACGGCTTTTGCCGATGCAAATTATGCGGCGAATGTAAGCTTTGGTGCAGATAGCGGCAGCACAGGAACAGGATCGTGGGCGACACGAATTAACGCGCAAAACGTTGGCTCAATACAAGTTTATGGAGCTAGACCAGACGGAAGTTTTTCAGACGCGTCAATAGCAAATGTGGTGGTATTCCGATGAGCACACTACGAGTCACTACAGTAACGAATCCATCAGGCGGGCAACCGACGATTTCTGGTTTGGCGAGAGCTTGGGTTAATTTTGACGGGAACGGCGCTATTCCTATTCGGGCGTCGTTGAATGTTTCAAGCATTACGGACGGCGGTGTTGGTGACTATACGGTGAATTTTACGACCGCGTTTGCTGATACAAATTATGCAGTTGTTGCTGCGATTGGCCAAACGACAATTACACTTGGCGGCGGCGCTGCGGCAGTGTGTATGCCAAAAACATATGCTACTGGGTCAGTAAGAATATTGACAGGGTATGGAAACTCTATGACAGCCAATGACTGGGATCAAAACAACATAGCCGTTTTTCGATAACAAGGAGTAACAATGAGCCAACGAATTATTTACCCAACTGATGACGGCGGTGTTGCTGTCATTATCCCAACGGCTGAGTGTGGCCTGACGATTCAACAGATCGCAGCCAAGGATGTCCCGATGGGCAAGCCATATAAGATTGTGGATGTAAGCGACGTGCCATCAGACCGCACGTTCCGTAACGCATGGGAGTATGAAGCATGATTAAGATTAACATCGACAAAGCCAAAACCATTGGTCACGATATGCGTCGTGCTGCTCGTGCTGAAGAATTTAAGCCTTACGACGACGCTATTGCCAAGCAGATACCGGGTCAAGCCGAAGGAGCAGAACCAGCTCGTCAAGCCATCCGTGACAAGTACGCAG